ATATTGATGATTCAACAGGCGAACAGATCATAAACAAATGGAGGGCAGATGACCAAGACGAATGAGTTAGAAATACCAACAGAACTTTTGGAAAAAGATCCGTTAGAACTTGCTGAGAATCAACAAGATATTGATACCATCATTGACTATTTAAAAGTGACTCGTGAGAATATCAGAGCGGCGGAAAAATCTGGTAAAAGAATTACAAGTAAGACAGCTAGAACAAAAGCCGAACCTATTACAGAGGGGAGCATACTTGATGTGCTAGTTAAAGATGTCTAAACCAGATAAAGTACCTAAGTATATTTACGTAGATGATAAACCCAAACAAGTGGTGTGGGATACGTCAAGTCTTTCAACTTTCTTGGCGTGCCCCCGCTTGTATAACTTAACAAACCTACGGGGATATAAACTAAAGAGTTATGGTACGGTCACGGGCTTTGGCTCTGCGGTACACGACGCATTTGAAATTTTAGATAGAGGTAGATTCCACGGCAAAGGTCAAAAAGAAACGATGCATGAAGCTATCGAGTTTACACTAAAGAATTATGGTGAGGACTTGAACATGGCAGAAGATAAAGCAAGAGGTTTACTGGCGACCCTGCGTGCCATCGTGTGGCGTGTGGAAGAATACTGGGATGACAACATTAAGATTGCGGCGATGCCTAACGGCGAGCCATGTCTTGAGAAAAGATTTGAAGTTCCCTTCGGCAATACAGGTAAAAGATTCTCTGGTAGAATAGATAAGATTGTAGAGTTTGAAGGTGGCTTGTACTTATGTGATACCAAGACAACCAAAGCGGCGCTATCTGATATGTACTTTAGAAACTATCAACCAAACAATCAAGTGTATGCATACTTGTGGGCGGCGAGACACATATTAGATTTACCTGTTCGTGGTTTTATAATTGATGCAGTACAAACTGGTGTACACTTTTGTAGATTCAATCGTGCAGTATTTAATGTATCTAATTTATCTATTGATGAATGGTATAATGATACGGTATATAATTTAAATGTATCCGACACATACCATAATCATCAATACTACCCTGCAAACTTTACATCATGTGGAAACTATGGTGGTTGTAAGTTTAGGGAGATGTGTTCTGAATCACCAGACCATCGCATGACGATACTAAATGAAGACTTTGAAGTGTCGTTACATGATGACCTCGTACGTGAAGGTGAAGTCATCGACGCAAAAGATTTATTTAGTAAAAAATAATTATTGACAAAAATTTTATTTATGCTAATATTACAAAATACAGGAGACAAATATGGCAAGTATAAAAAATCATACATCAGTAGATGTAACCAAGCTACTACTCGTAGGAGATAGTGGTTCTGGTAAAACAGCTTCATTAGCTACTCTTGCAAACGCAGGATACAAGTTACGTATCTTGGATTATGACAACGGCTTAGACATTTTACCCGAGTTCCTTACAGACACAGGTGTCAACAACGTTTCTTATGTGACGTTGAAAGATCCTATGGGTAGAGCGGAGGCGTTTCGTAAGGGGGCAGCTCTCATATCCAATTGGAAAGATGAGGATGAAGACTTCGGCCCTGTGTCCAAGTGGACTAACAAAGATGTGTTAGTTATTGATAGCTTAACGTTAATGGGCGAGGCGGCATTGCGCGCGGCTCTCGTGTTTAACAACAAGAAACCAACTGACCAAGCGTCGCAACCTGAATGGGGAACGGCGGCTCGTGATGTTCAACATATCATACAATACATCACAGGCTCAGAAGCGCCTTGTAACGTAGTTGTTACAACGCATATGCAATACATGGAAGGAGACATGGGCGTGTCCAAAGCGTACCCAACTAGCGTAGGTTCTAAACTATCTACAAAGCTAGGCAGATACTTCAACTGTGTTTGCAGAATTGATACACGTTCTTCTAGCAAAGGAACCGAGCGTACATTACGTACTGTATCTGATCATAGAATGGATCTCAAAGTTACTGCACCAAGTCTTATTGGTCAGCAAACTGAGTTAGATTTAGCTAAACTGTTCAGTGCAATACAACAAAATGCACGCAAAAAATTGTCGGCTGACAACGTAGTAAACCTAAAAGGAGGTAATTAATGGCTGATATTATAGACTTTTTATCGATGAATCCGGATGACGTACAGGAATCCATTGTTCTACCAGAGGGTAGTTATGACTTTGTGATCACCTCGTATCGTTCGGATAAGGTCGGTGAAAACCAAAACGAAATCGTAAGAATCAACGTCAAGGCAAACGCTGTCTTGGAGTCTGAGATTACGGACAGTGACTTGGATCATTGTGAACCAACCAGACTAGAGTTCTGGGCGACAAGCCGTGCCATGGGGCAAGGCAATCCTGTCATCTCAATCAAGAAGTTCTTGACCAAGACGTTGGGTCTGAGTGGTGTAAGCTTTGGCGAAATGCTAGAGCAAAGCATCGGTCAAACCTTCTCTGGTGTGGTCAAACACGAGATGGTAGGCAGGAACAAAGACATCCTGCAAGCGTCTGTTAAAAGAATAATTAACAAGGCGGCATAGACTGATGGGTGAGTATGCAGTACACAAGAACGTAGCATCGCAACTTACTGAGGGGGCAAAGATTGCGATAGTCATGGACTATCCAACTGTTACTGAAGTACGATTAAACAAAATGCTTGCCGGGGATTACATCCTTGGTAAGGTTTGCAAACTAGCAGGGATACAGCTGGAAGATTGCATGCTCACCCACGTCTTTCAAAGACGACCAGCACAGGAAAACTTACAAAACTTTTTTCACAAGAGGAGTGAATACAAGGCTTTGTGCAAAGGTACAGAGTGGCGAACACCCTATCCGTCCTCAACGTTAGGGTTTCTCAAACAGGAGGCGCAACCACATCTGGAGAGGCTGTACAAGGAGATCAATGATATTAAACCTAATGTTATATTAGCACTGGGGGCAGTATCATTGTGGGCATTCACAGGGTATGACAAAATTGGAACTTATAGAGGAGCGCTCATCTCCTCTAACACCTCGCACATCAATGATGAAATAAAAATAGTTCCATCGTATGCCCTGTCGAGTGTCTCAAGAAATTACGCATTGAGATCTATCATGTATTCAGATTTCAAAAAAGCAGTACAAGAATCAGAAACAAAAGACATAGTAAATATAGAAAGAGAACTCTGGATCGAACCGAGTATAAACGACTTAGATAAATTTAAAGAAGACTTCATAAAGAAGGATAACGCAAAACAACCTTTGTCATTTGACATTGAAACAGCAGGCGGGCGAATAACTTGTATTGGGTTTGCCCCCTCTCCAACTCATGCCATCGTAGTACCATTCACCTATGGATACTGGAAGAACGATGATGAAACGAAAGCGTGGAATTGGGTTCGAGATTTACTAGAAGATAAACAGATTGTAAAGGTGGCACAGAATCAATCATATGATGTGTCATGGTTAAAGTATAAACAGAACATAGACGTGAAGGGTGTAGTGCATGACACGATGCATGCGCAACATGCTTTGCAACCAGAAATGGAAAAAGGTTTAGGCTTCTTAGGCTCCATATACACTAACGAGGGTGCATGGAAAACTCTAGCCAAGTTTTCTGAAAGCACAAAAGCCGATGAATAATGAAGCGACCAAATTACTTTTCTGCCAAAGACGTTGATGAACGTTGGGCAGACCAAGTCAACACTGTCCGATTGTGGCGTGCTGTCATAGATCAAGTCTTACAAGATTTAATCTACGAAGGTAAAGCCAAAGACGATAAGAGATCACATTTAGCCGCATGGGAGTGGTTGAATGATACAAGTGAAAACAATAACTTTGCTTTCATTTGTGAACTAGCAGACCTTGATGAGGCAAGGACTAGAAAAGAAATTTATAAATTGATGGAGAAATTTTATGGTAATCAGTATCGACGAAAACTTAAGACAAGCCTTAAAAATATTGAAAGGGCCAAGAGAGAAAGAATACGGAAACAAAAAAGCAAATCATGAAAACATTGCAGGTCTTTGGTCAGCTTATCTAGGTCGAGATATTTCTGCACATGATGTTTCTATATTAATGTTACTGTTAAAGGTAGCACGATTAAAGTCTGGACAACCATCTAAAGATACATACGTAGACATGGTGGGATATTCAGCAATAGCGGGGGAACTGAGTGATAAAAGTAAGCAATAATAATTTAGATTTAAAACCATACAACGATGATCAGATTAATTGGATTTACTGTGCATTAGATTGTGCATTGACACAAGAGATATGGTCTAAGATATCAGAAGAACTAGATGATACAACTAAAGGTACGTATGAGTTTGAATTAAAAAGTTTAAAGCCTGCGATGGCAATGACATTGCGTGGGTTGAAAGTTGATGAAGATAAAGTAAAAGCAATTAAGAAACCACTCAAAGATAAAAGATTATTATTGGAGAGAATGCTACACTTATTTTCTCAAGCGGTATCTGGTAAAGATTTAAATCACAACAGCCCAGTACAACTAAAGAAACTTTTATACGAAGATTTAAACTTGCCACCTGTGGTATCATATGCAAAAGGTAAACAAAAGATTTCTACAAACAGAGATGCTTTAGAATCACTGGCGGAATCTTATCCAAGAGCAAGACCTTTCTGCAGAACAATCCTTGCGCTGCGTGACATTGATAAAAACCTTGGTGTGCTTGCATCTAAGCGTGACACAGATGGTAGAATCAGATGCTCATACAACGTGGCAGGTACAGAGACAGGCAGATGGTCATCAAGAGAATCACCGTGGCGTACGGGTACAAACTTACAAAACATTACAAAAGATTTACGTGAAGTATTTATACCAGATACAGGTAAGCAAATGTTCTATGCCGATCTAGAACAAGCAGAGTCTAGAGCGGTTGCTTATTTAGCTAACGATGAAAACTATATTAATGTATGTGAGAGTACAGACTTACATACAGAAGTTGTAAGAATGGTATGGCCTAACATGGGATGGACAGATGATCCAAAAACTAATAGAGCCATTGCCGATCAAAAATATTATTTACATCACACATACCGTGACATATGTAAACGTGCAGGACATGGAACAAACTATGGTGTGTCACCACATTCTTTAGCAAGACAGATTAAGATCAAAGTGTCGCAGGCTACAAGATTTCAGTTGCTTTATTTCGGTGGTGTGATATCATCTACCAGTTTAGAAAGATGGCATAAACAAGATCCGATGGGAGGTTATGGCGAACTGTTAGATATGGGTGAAAAGATTAGCAAAGATACTCTTAAGATTAAGGGGGCATTCCCCGGCATACGTGTGTGGCATAACACCATACAAAAAGAATTAATTGAAAAGGGTAGTCTTGTTACACCGATGGGTAGACGTAGACATTTCTGGGATAGACTAAGAGATGCCTCCACGTTACGTGCGGCGATTGCATTTGTACCGCAGTCAACAATCGGTGACTTACTTAATCTTGGTTTGTGGAGAGTGTATAACGAACTGCAACAAGAGGGTGTAGAAATATTAGGACAAGTACACGATGCAATACTTGGGCAGTGTGATACAGATAAAGTAGATGATCTCATGCCAAAGGTTCTCGAAAGAATGCACAATCCATTGATGGTCAATGGACGCAAAATGTTAATACCTTCTTCCGTAGAGGTGGGAGATAATTGGAAGGATATGAAAGCATGGACGAAGTAAATAAATTATATGTAGAGAACGGAAAGATAATAGTAGAAGAACCAAATAAGGGCACAACTAAATGCGATGGCGCAGAGATTGAGGGGCCTTCCGTCTTAAAGCAAGACGATGATGGAAACATATGGATAGAAACAAAAGCTAAAGTGGTAAAAATTGTGAAGATTCTGCCAGAAAACATTTCAATATCGAATGAAAAGTAATGGCAAGAAAATTCAAAGACTTTGTTCAAGCGTCTGTTGACGCCATAAAAGATAGCCCAATACCAAAACCTTTTGCCAAGTGGACAGCACTATCAGCTGTTGCCGGCGCACTGGGTAGACGTGTGTGGTTTCCAATGGCTAACTATAACATTGGTTCTAATCTTTTTATCATACTCATAGCACCGCCGGGCAGAAACAAATCAGTTAGTTTGATACTACCTTTCTCAAAGGTA